TTTTATTATCTACAGCACACACATCATATAAGCCATTACCAGTTGATATTTCTACCGTCTTTACAGTTTGAGATGCTCCGAATGCGTTTCCAGCATCTGGCTGCAAGGCTGTACCACTTGTAAGAGTAAGACCGTCCGAAATATAACCAGATAAATCAAACTCTTTATATAGTAAAGTAGCAGCAGTTCCTGCAGCATTAGTTTCTACAAAGAAAGTAAAGATACTATTATTGAAAACTTCTACCTTTACTTTAGATATTGTATTAGTACCAGAAGGAATATTGGGTATAGCTTGATTATAGACTACAAAAGTATCAGTTTTTTCATCTAGTACAGAAAGTTTAAAATACCCTGAATCTACATAACCAAATATTTGATATCCATTTAAATAGCCACAATCTAAACATTCCTGTTCTTTCCCATCTTGTACTATGATCTTAGATTCAGGAACAACAGAATCATAACTTCCTTCACTATTCCAAACATTACTACTCTCAGCATAAGAGTAGACTTGATCTTTAGATATCCACAATGGTTGACTTTTAAACTTTCCTATACCAATTACAGACTCTAAACTAATATTACCTATACCCTTAGAAGGGATTTCATCATATCCATTTCTTTTATTAAACTCTTCTTCTTTATCGAAGGTAATATTTTCTAAACGAGTAAATGATCCAAATGGTTGCTGCTTAGGATCGACCTTAGTATTAAGACCTTGGTTTAAGGATAATGGTACGTTTTGTTTTTGTAAAGGCATACCTATTCTCCTATATTACATCCCAATTAACTGAATTTCCTCTGTTTATAAATGTAGCTGAACCATAATTAGATGCTATAACATAAGTAGCGGCTCCATCTATTGTATTTGCTCCTGCAGCAGTAACAGTAATATTATTAGTAGCTGCAGTTCCTCCAATGTCTTTAATTACATAAAACCTACCTTCTGTACTATCTGCAACAGGTAAGTTTACTGCAAAAGCAGTTCCTGGGTTTACTAAATAAATAGATTTTCCATCTGGTTCAAGAATAGTATAAGTTCCAGTTATTTCCGTAGTACGGAGAGCAAAACGATTAGCTTGAACTCCAGAAGCATTTACTGAACCGCCTGAAGTAATTTTAATTTGACGATCAGCACCATCATTCCAATATAAATCTCCATCTGCTAATCCACTGAATAGTCTAAAATTTAAAGTAGCAGCATAGAGAGTAGATTGGTTAGTAAAATTTAAATAGCTTAAATTTGAAGCAGGGTATGCTGTAGTACTAGGTTTAAAGTCCAAATCTGCATCTATTGTTATAGCTGCAACTCCAATTTTCTTTCCTTTTCCACTAGTATGATCATGAGCATCAATTAAGTTAAAAGCTGTATTAAGGTTAGAAGCCCAAGTAGGACCTAGTTGTACTCCTGGAGTAGGAAGTACTAAAAGCATATTTGTTGTAGTCGATGTTGTAGCCATATTTGTATCCTAAAATATCCAAAAATAAACGTCTGTTGTCGTAGTGTCTGTTTGAAAGTTGATAAACTTTTTTCTATCGTAACTAACTCCTCCTGCTGTAAGAGACTCCCAAATATTAGCGTCTGCAAACTTTCTAACTACTATCCATCCTAACGGCTCTCGTCCTAGTTTATGTTCTACTAGATTATCTGCACTAACTGTTAGGTCTATTTCTTTTAAATAGTTTCCATCAACAATCTGAGAATTAGTTAATGGAGTTAAAACTTGTTCTATAGAATCTTGTACCGTATTTAACTCTGTAGCTAAAGCATGGTATGGGCTAATATAGAATTTTTTATATTTCTTAATAGTCATTAACTTGTACTCCTACTAAACCAAAATGGATTATTAGAAATATGAATATCTGTAATAGTTAAAGGATTATCCGCATCTCTATTAGCGGCTGCTACAGTAATTCTCTGTCTTAACTCAGCTTTTTGAGACATAAGAATACTGACATCACTCTCTTCTTTTTGCAACATCCTTATAGCTGCAAAAGTAATAACATACTCTGCATAACCATTAAGATCATCCCAAAGTGTAGTTGTATCAGTACTAGATGCAAATTGAGCAGCTTGAGGAATATACCAAAGTTTGATTGCCTTAACTCCATCTGGTTTAGGATTGAATATTAAATTTCCTCCTACTAACCTATATCTAACATCAGATAGATAACTCCATGATCCCCAATTTTGATAGGAGTTTCTTTCATTAAAATTAAAAGCTCCTATGGTAAAAAAATCAGCACCATTAATTTTTGCATCTACTCCTCTTAGTTTGTAAAAGTCTGTTATAGCTAAATCTTCAGTAGACGTTGAATCATTAATAGGATAAGTATCTATATTAGCTGTAGTGTTAAAACTTTTACTTTTTACATAATAATCTTCTCCATACTCTTGAACTAGTATGTCTTGTAATTCTGATATTCCAGAATTAATATAATCTACTAACTCTGAATCTTGAACAAAGTTATTACTTTCCATATCTGCTCTTTGTCTAGATCGAGACATAAGAGTAGCTATAGTTACATTAGCCATAATAACCCCCTAAAAAAGAGGGGCAAAAGCCCCCCTAATGTTTATCTTCTTCTTTTTTTTCTATACCAGAAACGCATTTCATAATGAATCCTTTCATAGCTTTGGAAAACTTTTCCTTATCACCAACACCAATAGCGTCAAAGATAGCATCTACTTCGTCTTTATAGTGTTCGTAAGCAGAATCATGCCCACCTCGTTCCATAAAGTCCTCATTAGACTTCTTACCATCATCGTAAGAATTTTTCTTTTTTCCAAACTTCTCCATTATAGAAACTATCATTGCTCCTTTATCTTTTTTAGGTCCCATCATAATCATGATAAACTCCTTAAGAAATTACACCAGCACCAACTGCTGATATGTTGGAATTTTTTACCACTATTACAAATTTCAAAACATCACCATTTCTAATTTCAGTAATAGCTCCTGAACTATTTAAGGCAAAAACCTTCACTACTCCATCAGAGGATACAGTTTCAGCTTCAATTTGAAAACCAAGTCCACCATTTGCAGCAATAGCAGCCGCATCTAGAAGTACTCCATCAAAAAATAATAAAGCCCCATAAGTATCTGAAGCTCCTCCTGGGATTCCTAAAGTAATATCATACTCACCAGCAGCAGTTCTAGATATTGATTTAATACCTGCACTACGACTTTCGTTTAAAGTAGCAGCGCCTGAAGCACCGATTGAGGCTTGTCCAAAAAGAATTTTGATTTTTTTATCTAAAGCTTGTAATCTATTAAAATTTCGATTAGCCATTTTATTTCTCCTTTAGTCTGAGTGTCATACAACACGCAGCAAAAAAGAGGAGCCTTTCAGCTCCCCATATTAAATTAAGATAATGCAACTCTAACATTATAGCCTGGTCCTCTACACCCTAATTGAGCATAGTAACCAACCCTAACTTCAACAGAGTCAGCCGATGAGTCCCTTAGGAACTTAAGACCGTCTGAGTCAAGAATCTTAGGAGACTTACCAAGAGAGTAAAGTTTCCAAACATCTAATTGAAGCATAAAAGCTACGTTATTAGGACAGTTTTGATCAGGTATAACCTTAATAGGACCTCTAGGACCGTGAATCAAGATACCTCTAAAACCAATTTCAGGGTTAACTTTTTGATCAATGTAAGATACTTTAGAACCTAAAGCTTTTTCAAGATCAGCAAAATTAGAATAGTTTACAAAACAAACATCTGGCTTTCCGCCTTCTCTAGCAACTCTAGCAGCAGCACCAATAAGAGCTTCTTCTAAAGGAAGTGAGGAACCGTCAAACCTAATTCCAGCTAAACGAGTAGAATCGGCACTTCTATCAACCCCAAAGAAGGAATCTCCAGCAGTAGGAGCAGTAGAAGGAACCCAAGCCTTAAGACCTTTAACCTTAAGATCATAATCCCCTTCAGGAACGATAAAATCTAAAGCGGTAATACTAGTAATAGTGTTAAGGTTAGCACTAACGACCATAGAACCAGCATCTCTATTTACAGAGTCAATAGTTAACGGTCCACCAGCTCTAACAGATCCACCAGTAGCAGCAGTATAAAAGTCAATTTGCATACCAACTTCAAAATTAGTAATGTCTTGAGCAGTATTAAGAGTTAGAGTAGTACCTGCAACAGTAGTATCAATCTGACCAATAGAACCACCACCATCTCCAAAGAGAGATACGGCAAGAGATCGAGTAGCAGATTCAATAGCACCATCAATTTCGAAAGTAGCAGCTTCCATGAATGCATTCGCATTACCTTTTGAAGCTTCTATTGTCTCGTTTGCAATTGATGCAAGAGAATAGTCAGCAACCCTAGTAAGCAAGAATGCTTTTAACTGAGAGTTAGTCTTATTCGCCTGAGCATCGGAAAAGGTAGCAGAACGACCTTGAGGAATCCCATATTTAATAGGAAGCTTCAGGTTTTCACCACCGAATTGTTCATATTTAGAAACCATGGCAAGGAATGGATTATCCTTGTAGACCATGTTTTCAATCCTTTCATTTGTATAATGCTGCTTTAGAGCTGCAGCAAAAGTTGTCATATTTAAAGCCATTTTAAAACTCCTTAAGTTAAAGCTTAGTTATTAATTATTCCCATTGTAACATTCTCGCAGCACGAGCCTTACTCTCATCATTTGATAACATACGATTAGCACCTTCATAATTCACCTGTGCCGAGTGATCGTTGGATAATGTAACTTGTTCCATTGCTTCTAGCTCTAATGGGTCAATTCCTAACCTATTACTTATTTTTTTTAACTTCATAAGTTTACTAGCTTCTTCCTCTAAATAACTTTCTACCGCATCAGCGGCTTCTTCTATATCTAGTACTCTTCCAGTTTCGTTGTAGTGTTCTTCTATTACATCGTAAACTAAACCACTTGCTTCACTAGCAGCTATTAATTCAAACTTCTCTGGATTTTGATGTACTACATTTCCTATCTCATCTTGAAAATTTTGTTGGATAGAATCATAATAGGTATCTTGTTCTAATTGCTCTTTCTGATTCAACCTATCTTCTAGTTCCTCAAACTTTCGTTTGTAGTCGTTTTCCAACTCCTGCCTCATAGCAGCTAACTGCATATCAGGAGTTAACTTTCCATCATTTAGGGCTAACTCTGTTAACTTATCGTATCCTAAACCAGCCTCTTCCAGTGCTTTAAGAGGATCATTTCGTAGCATATGTTCCCAATCGACCTCTGGCTCTTGATCTCTAGATTCATACTCTGCTAATCTTCGCTCCATTTCTTCAAATTTTGACTCATAATCAGACTCTCTTTCTCTTAGAGCCTTTTCTTTTCTACTTAAAGCGGCAAACTTTGAAGCAAATTGGTCTTGATTTGAACTCTCTTCTGATGGCTCCTCATAATTATCAGAGACATACTCATTGTGATCATACAGATTTCCGGTATTTTCGGCTTCTTCTGTTTGATTTACTACAACGTCATTTAAGTGTTCATGTGATTCTGCTTGTCCGTCCATCAATTTCTCCTTGCTTGGTGGGCATAGCCCGATCTAGTGATCTATTAATTGTTTTCTTATTATAATTGTTTTTCTATTATTTCTTGTTCATTTATTTGTTCTTCTACTGGGGGCATTTCTTCAGGCATTGGAGGTAAAGGCTCTGCTCCTTCCAATTCTTCTGTTACTGCTCCTACAGGTACGTCTGCACCTCCCATAGCAGCTAGTTTTTGAGCTAACTCGTCTGGAGTAGGTTGTGGCATCTTGGCTTTATTTAATAAGGTCTGACAATCCTCCATATACTGTCTCAATAACTCAAGACGATCCTCTGGAGCATTTCTAACTCGATACATTAAATATGCTTGCTGAACTTTCCTAACTGCATTTTCTAAGTTTTGGTAAGGTTCAGGTGGAAAATATTTACCTTCATCCATCATTGTTTCTATCATTTTTTCCAAATTTCTATTATCCGAAGTTAAAAGGTCCATAGTTCCTTCTAAATCAGGAAAATCTAAAAGACCAATAGCTGCCTCTTTTCCTATAAATCCTGCTTGAAGCATATCTTGCACATCTGCTAATCTAGCGGCTGGAGAAGTAGATAAGGCTGATGTAGGGAATATTTGCATCATATATTTGTCAGCATCCATGTTTACATCTTTCCATTTAATAGTATCAACAAATTTTCCATCTCTAGACTTTACACTAAGATCGGGATTTTTTTCATATAAGTCTTTAGCTAAATCTATAATAATTTCTGCTGAATCTAAAAATGTTTTTTCATATCTCTTAGCTACAGACATAAATCTTTCAGTTTCTAAGTCATTAAAAGTTCTTAGGGCTTTTCCTGAATCCAGTCCAGCAGGTTTTACAGACTGAGCAGATAATTGAGAAATTCCTGCAATCTCATATGCTCTAGCAAATAGCTTATCTACATGGGAAAATAATTCTGGAGGAATACCTCCTAGAGGGGCATAAGATGGAGGCGTACCAGCGTACTTGATAACTCCACCGATACGGTTATTTAAGTGAGATGATACAATTTTAGAACTTGCTTCTACTAGAAGTTTTGGAACAGATACTAAGTGCATTGAAACCTGTATTGTTCTAAGAGTTTTATTAATTTCAAGCTGTAAACCTTGTATTTGCTCTGCTAAACCTTGACCAAAAAAACCAACAGGTCTTACATTCCATCTAAAAAATACAAATGGAAAGTATTCTTTATAGTAGTTTTCTTCAAATAGTGTAGTATTAGATACGCATATGCTATGCTTTCCATCTTTAGCCTTAGGACCAGAAGGTAAATGCCAAGATTCTATAACTTTTACCATATCTTTTAAACTTCCAACATAACTACCTTGTTCTCCATTAGTTCCTAAATTACTAGCTACTTCGATTTCTCGTTCAAACTTAGGAAACATTTGTTGTAAAACATCTTTATGGATATATTTTTCCTGGTGCATTTGTCTAGGTTCGGCATAGTAACATTCTATATCATCTACTTTAATTTCCTCAATAAGGACTCTTTCAGCATAAAGTTGTCCATTTTTAATAAAAAACTTAATAGCCCCAGTTCCAAAAATACAGGCATCAGTAAAGGCTAGAACAGCCTTAGAGTAAAAGTCCATATTCTCAAACTGACCTTCTACAAATTTAGTAAGTTTTTTTGCCTTAGATTGAAGGCTAAAATCACCACCTGAAGTTAAGAAAGTTGCTTTAGGTTTATTTTTAGTTATTTTAGATACTACTGTATCTATCATTGATTGGATTATATTGAGTGTTACTCTGTTAACGGTATTATAGCTTGTCTCTATTCTAGAATAGTTTGCAACATCTAAACCACTAAGATCATAATTACCATATAGTCTAGCATATTTTAAATTATCTGCAGTTCTATATGATTGCCTACTCTGAAGAGTAGATACAAATGCAAACAATTCCTGGTATAGATCATTACGTTTAGCTAGCCACCACCTATTTCCATTTATTTCATCAAACATAAAATATCCTATCTATTTGAAGACCAAAAGAGCATCTCTTCATCTTCTTGATCTTGTTGTTCTTTTTCAAACTTAGATTCATCTAATGTAGACTGTAAATCATCGGTGTAACTTTTAGTAGATTCTATAAAACTTAGTTCAGATAATTCAAACTGAATACCTTCAGATTTAAAAGACTTCACCTTATGTTCTCTACACCATTCTATAAATAATTTAATATCTTCTATATTTTTTAACACGTCTACCTCTTATTGTTCTTCTATTATATTATCTAAAGCTTCCATATCTTCCTCATACATTTTCTCTAATTCAAAAGCATATGGATCTTTCTTTCTTTCTTCACATTCTGTAGCTTCTTTCATTTCTAACTCCTTCATATAGGCATTTGTCCCATCTTTAGGCTTAATTTCTGGCTTTTCAGATAAGTAATGCCTACATTCTCTCCAGGCATATAGCACAGCATCACAAATATCGGAATGATAAGTATCTGATATCTTGGGTCTTTCAGGATTTCTAATCCTGGAGTCTTTATCCCACTGGACTAACATACAATCCTCTTCAAATAACGACTTATTAAATGCCTTAAACTTTTCTGTTCTAAGATCATCATTCAATAACTCGATAAATTCAACTTTTCTAGCCTTATCTGCAGCATCAATATTAAGCCCATGACGCATACGCAGTTCTTCTTGGATCTTTTTACCTAAGGCTCCTGCATCCATGACCATGCGAATTGGATTATATTCGTCTTTATATTCTCTAATTACGGCTACTAATTGACTGATGTTTTGTTTGTTTTTGACATGTTCGTCAACTAAATAAACTTTCTTGTGATGCGTATTGTATCCTATAACAGCAATAGCGTCTGAGTCATTATATCCGATATCGATTCCAATAATGTAGTTCCATTCTCCTGCAGTAGGTAGAGCAGTATAAGTATTTTTAGCCCTACTAAATTTAAAAACCAAAGCATCCTTATCTTCGACCCATCTTCCAAAAGTCTCTCTAATATAGGAAGGGTCCGATTCATCAATACCCCTAATAATCCGTTCTTCACGCAGAATCTCCTCCAAATCCAAATCAGGAGGGGAATGCATATAAGGGTTATCAAAAGCTGTCCAGTGATGGGACTTCCAGTTTTTAGATTGAGAATATTCGTAGAATACTCCAGCTTTAACTGGTCCAGGAGTACCAGTGAGATATAAGCCACCACGCAAATCCCTTAAGGCTGGGATTATGATATCATTTATGAGTTCCTTTAAGTATGACCTAAAGGATTGGCACTCATCTATGTAACATTTTCTAAGTTTCCAGCCTCTAAATTTTTCTATCTCTGTTCTATCTTTCGCTCCTGCTATGTAAATTTTTGATTTATTTGGAAACATGATAATTAGTCTTGTATTATCTGTCTTACACTCCAATTCATATTCTTCTATTATCTTCAATAGATCGGACCAAATAATTGCCCTAGCTTGTTGTTGAGTTATGGTAATATAGAGTAAGTTAACTTCTGATTCTTTAATAGCTGTATCAATCATATCCGCAGCTATGCCAACAGTTTTACCTGCTCTACGAGAACATACAGTAGTTCTAAATCTTGAACCCTTACCACGAAAAAACTTTGTCTGATTATCAAAACAAAATTCCTCAAATACAAATTGAGGTTTTTCAGACTTTGTTTTTCTCTTCTGGATCTCCGCTATTAAGGCTTCTCTGTTTACGTTCGGCAAAGCCTGAGACTTCACTTTTACTCCTTAGTGTTTTTTTATACTCTTCATTACTCTGATCCGAAGGGTTTCGCATGGCTTTATCAAACATTTTTCCATTCTTAAGTTTAGCATTCCAATGAGAGTTGAAGGCTACAGACCGCCGTTCCCCATCTCCTTTAAAGGGATAAACTGTATGTAGTAAGTTGGATGGAAAAATACATAATTGTCCAGGTTGAGGCATAAAGGATACCGAGCCTTTTTCAAGCCCACCAGGACATGCTGTTTTATAAACAAACTCAATCATTCCATCTCGTTGCATTTTATATTCTGGTAGTTTTTTACTCTTGGTTCTATCTTCCATTATGGGTAATTTTAACCATAATACAGATGAAAGATCACAATAGGTATGAAAATGAATAGGATTATACTCATCAGCATATTGACTTACAATCCACATATGGTCTAAATGAACCTGGAGAGTTTCGATCTCATGTCCTGCTCTTGTTAAGGAGTTCCAAACATAGTTGTATAGCATACCTTGTAAATATGGATATAGACCAGCTTCTTCTAAATCCTTATTAGAAACATAGGTTTCTTCTTTTATATTTCCTACTAAATTTTTACCCCAATCTATACGTTCTTGATCTTCTAGAATTTTATCTGTAAGATCCAATAGTTTACGTTGAACTTCATCTGGAGTTTGAAACATCCCCATGTCTGGACCAAAAGGCTTGATAAGATTAAAGTCTGTTTTCTTAGCTAATCGTTCAGCCCATTCAGATGGAGATTCATTCAATTTTAACTCTTTTCTTTCTTTTTTCGCTTTCTTTCCACTCATATTAACCCCTATAGGCTGTTCGT